CTGTTATAGTTTGAGCAGGTACACTTCCACTTGTTGTAACAGTTGTTGTACAAGTTGTACCGTTTACAAATGCAGGTTGTGTTGCTGTAACATTACAAGTAATAAAACCATCTGTATCTGTGTTGCTAAAACCTACTGGTATTTGTATTGTAATTTGTAATGTTCTACTTGTTGGTGAACTAACTGTTGCATACTTATCAGCATTTTGTGCTGTTATAACACCGTAATCTAAAGAAGGTAAAGTAATAATACCTTGTTGATTTATAGTAAAGTTTCTTGGGTTAGCAATAAAACAATCAAAAACTGGTGTAGGAATTGATGGTTCTGTATATGCTAAAAAGTATGGACTTCTTAAATTTATCTTTGTACTCATCTTAATCTATCTTCGTTAAATGTAAATGCTAAAAAATCGTCTACGTCTAAACCAAAACTATTTATTAGTTTATCAGGTAATTTTTTAAATCCTTGTTCAAATGGTTTAGTAAAAAACAAAGAAGGTTTAATTCCTTTTTTATATATGCTTCTTGCTATTAAAAATCCTATTGTATTGTAGTTACCTTTTTTATATTTTCCTTGTGCATCTCTTAATCTAATGTTTTTACTTTGCGCCCAAGCTGCTAATGGTTTTACTGGTGGCATTTTTGTAGTATAAGAATAAGGTGTATTGTATTTCTTTTCTTTACCACTTACCCCTTTATCTTGAAACAATCCATAATCTTCCATCTCAAAGTCTACATTGATTGAATTAGGCATTACCTTCACATTACCCTTCAAACTATTATAAAGTTCTTTAGAAACGTTCTTTTTGCTTTTAGTTAACCTTGTACGTGCTTGTTGTATTACAAAGTTTTTAAAGGCTTCTAATGCAGCTTCTGTTTTCTTTAGTCGCATATTGTCATATCGTTTTGTACTAATACATCAAAGGTTGCTGCCCATCCTGCTAACTTGTTTTCAAATCTATCTACAAATGGTTCACAGTTTACATCACCTTCTACTTGATATAATTCTGTATATAGGTCACCACGTTGTAAGGTGTTTATTATTCTTGTTAGTAAAGCCAGTTGTGTGTTTAGTACATCTTGTTCGTTATCGTTTCCTACAAATATATCAGTAGTAGCTTCTTTGCTTATGTCTACAATATCCATTGCAAGTATAGATACGTTGAATGTAAGTGTTTTACTTCCTACAGTTGTGTTGTTTACTATGATATGTGACAAAGGAAATATTGTTTGCTTGTTCAAGTCTACATCATCTAAACTTCCAAACGTAACTGTATTTACAAATGGTTCTGCAAGTAGTGCATCTTTTAGTTTATCCGTTAAGTTGTAAAATCCTTTCATCTACGTTTTATTAGTTGTTTTTCTAATTGTATCTTTTCTTTTTCAAATGCTAAATACATCAGGCATTGATGAACATTTAGTTTAGTGACTGTGTTAAATTGGGTAACATCTTTTTGAGCGAGTCCATATAGAGATTGATACCATCCCCACTTAACCCCAAAGTTTGCTTCTGCTGTGTAGTTAGTTTCTTGTTCGTTTCTTTCTGTAAAAAGTTCAGGATAGTTTTCGTTAACTCGTTGCTTAAATGATAAAAAAAAACCATAGCAGAAAAGACTACATCTAATGGTGCTTGTTTCATAGCTTCATCATTTACTATTCCTTCGTATTCTTCTATTTGGTATTTATGTCCTTTGCTAAATGTAACTGGTCTGTATAGAACACTCATTGCTTTGTGCATCGTTTGCCAGTCACCTAAATTATTATCAAGGTCTATATACTCGCCTAATGTCATATCATCAAGAACAGGAATGAAGCCTAACTTAACACCGCCTAATTCAAAGGTAGGTATCAAGTCGTGCTTTGTGTCAAACACCTTATTTAAGTGTAGTGCTATTTCCTGTACGCTTTTATATTTAATTGTAGCTACATCCTTTAAATTAAGGCTACAAAATATCTGTACCATCTTCTGAAGTAAGAAAGTAGTATCCTTATTTTCTTCTGTGTTTAGCTTTTCAAACTTTTGATATTGACCTAATGTAATTTCTTTTAGGCTATCAGGTACGTTTATTTCAATCTTCATATTAATACAATAACTTTAAGGCTTATTTGTATAAATAGAAAAAGGGTCACATCTCTGCAACCCTAATCCTACTAACAAAATGAAAAAGACATTTGTAGCTGCCCAAACTATTCCCCTAATATAAACCTTTTATATGCGTATTGATATGCTTCTTCTATTTTATCTTCTAATACTGTACTGTTTTGCTTGTATGTAGTTCCATTACCTTCTACCTTGTTCTTACCCTTGTAGTCTATGTGAAGGGTAACTTCAGAACCTTTATACGTTCCTTTTACAGTTGGCTTCTGCACTACATATATTTCTTCGTACCAACACGCCTGTCTCATTTTATGATTCAAATATAAACATTATTAAATACATCCAAGCGTACATAGATGCGTATGCTGTTAATCCCCAAGCTGAAGCTACTATTATATTCTTATAGCTAAACATTGCTTTTAGTATCCTTGTTTCTAATCTATTGTTTTTCATAATAATTGTTTTAGTTAAACTTTGTTTATACGAATATATAAACTTTTTTTTAACAATCCAAATTAGTATATATAGTATTCCCCTTTGTTAGGGTTTTCTAATTGGTCTGTTAATACGTAACGTGCAGCGTCTATACAGTCAGGATGTAAACCAGTTGGTTTTTGTAATTGGTTTCCTTCTTTATCCTTTGCCCATACATATCCACCTAATTCACGTTTAAGGTTCTTACTTCTTGCTGTTACATATATTTCATTTTGGTTCATTAGGTTTAAACCATATACTACTGAATCCCTACCTTTAGTTACACCGTGTATATTATGACCATATCCTTGCAGTTCTGCTATTGATTTTGGTTCTGCTGAATCAGCTACAATGTTTTCTTTTATATCAGCTTGTGATAAGAACCTGCTTATGTCCCTGTTAAGCATTCCTTTCTTGTATAGAACCTCATCATAGATATAGGCATTGTTCCATTTATATAACCCTATTAATGTTGTTGGGTCTACACTATAACCAAAATCCATACCATAAGCTAATAACCTTGCTTCTTGTGGTAGGTTATCTATTTCTTTCCAGTCAGGTATGCATACACCTTCTAAAGAACCTGTTTCACCAAGTCCATATACTCTCCACCAGTTTGCCCAATATGTAGAAGTCTTTCCTTTTTCCTTTGCTTTTTCTATTTCCTTTACAATAGTTTGGTCAAGTACTTCATTGTCTTTATATGTTAAGGTTATATAGTCTGCATCTTCTTGTCCTATTATTTCTTTGTCTACCCAAAACAAACTGGAAGGGTTATAGTCTAACCATATGTTGCCACTTGTTCTTACTGCTAATTGATTGTAAGCATCAAAAGGTACATTGTTACATTCGTTTATATATAAGTCAGTTCTTCTTGCTCCACGTAGCTTGTCGCTTTGGTCTGTACTAAAAAATTCTATATAACTACCATTTGTAAATGTGTACTTTAGAACGCTTTTATTTAGTTGGTTATCATTATACCTACCTAAACCTTTTAAAAGTTGGCAGAAGTCCTTAAAAGCACCCCTACGAAGGTGTGGTATAGATTCAGATACTACACTTATTTCTTTACCTTCGTTTTTAATAGCATAGTCAATTAAGATAAGTAGAATACAAATAGTTTTTCCTGCTGATGTTCCGCCTTTTACTACTTTGATTCTTTTATCTAATTCTAATAACTTATTTAGTGCTTTGGTTCTTGCAACCTGCATTAAAGAAATATTGGTAAATCTTCGTTGATACTTATATCTTTAGTTTCACGTGGTTTGCCTGCATAGTAATTATAGAACAACTGAACATACTTAAAGTCTTTTTGTTCCAGTCCTTTCTTCAATGCATCAAACGCTAATGGTTCAAGTGGTGTTAGCTTTTCAATCAATGCTACTTCTTCAGATTTAGGTTTTCTACCTGCTGATTTGTTACCACCGTTAAATTTTCTTTTATCCATAATCAAAAAATATCATTATTGATTTACTATAACAATAACATTATCAATAATTTGTTATTCTACTTAACCAATAAACCCATACTTCACGTAGAACTTTTCACGCTTGTTGTGCTTGATTGTTATTTCGTTTAGGTCAGTATTTAGTTTATCTATTATTTCTTGTTGTTCTTTAACCTGTTCTTTTAGCTGAATGTATTTAAGTACTATTGATTCATTCAGTTCTACTGTTTCATCTTTTTCTATTTGGTAGTTTACTATTTTGTTTTTAAGAATACGCATATTGTTATTTATTCTTTTGTCAACTTCTACCCAAGTGTTAATACTTCTACATCCGTGTAGTACAGATGCGTGGTCACGGTTTACTGATTTACCTATTTGTTCTAAACTTAATTGTGTAAATTCCCTACACAGCTTGAAGTATATAGCACGT